AAGCTAAGATGCAATATCTAGAAGAACTTTGTTCAACATTAAAAGAAATACTTGAAAATGTTAAGTGGAGACATCAGAACATTAAGAACATGATTGAATGGCGCAAGTTTACGTCAGGAGTATGATTTTTATAAATACTATAAACGGAAAGGGAAATGCGATAACACTTCCCTCCCTAAACACAATTAAATTAAAAAGGAATTTAATCATGTCTAAATGTATTTATACACCATCAGAACAATTTTGTAAAGAATTATATTATCCTATTTCATATGAAGCACCTGCAGATATATCAGAAGAATTTGCTAGATTAAGTGAACTTCATAGCGAGTTTATGAAGAACATTAATGCTCATAATGATTATTGGAAAAAAGGTGTTAAAGCAGCCGCTAAAGCCGTGCGTGGTACAACTCAAACAGAACAACATAAAGCCAGAAAAGCAAAATCAAAATCACGTCAAGTGACAATAGAAGGTATAACATATAGCTCTGGAAAATTAGCAGCAGAAACGCTTGGATATAGTACATCAACAATAAGTTCATGGATAAAGCAACAAGGAAGAACTAATATAAATATTCCTAAAGGTAGTAATCAATATATTAATCGTGGAAAACAAAGTGGATAAGATTACCATTCAAAAGAAGAACGAAGTCTTCTTAGATGTTAAAACAGACCCATCGATTGAGATGGAACTATCTGAACACTTTTGCTTCTTCGTCCCAGGTTACCGTTTTATGCCAGCATACCGTAATCGTATGTGGGACGGTAAAATACGTTTATTTGACCAAAGAAAGAAAACATTATACTGTGGATTACATAAATATTTAGAAGAGTTTTGCTCTGTGCGTGGTTATAACCTCGAAGTGGTAGAATCACCAAAATATAGTACCTTAGATCAACAACTTAAAATTGACCTCGAAGCCTTTTTGAAGGATATAAGCCTTTCGGTGAATGGGCAAGGTATTATCCCTAGAGACTACCAACTCGATGCACTCTCGCTGTCACTATCAAATGAAAAATCTTTATTATTGTCACCAACCGCCTCTGGCAAAAGCTTGATCATATATTTAGCCATAAGATATTTCTTAGAATACTTTGATCAGAATATATTAATTATTGTACCTACTACTTCATTGGTAGAACAAATGTATTCAGACTTTGCTGACTATTCAAGTACAGATGAATGGAGTGTTGAGGATAATTGTCATAGGATATATTCAGGTAAAGAAAAATTTAGTATAAAACAAAGGGTATTAATAAGCACATGGCAATCAATATATAAATTACCTGGTCATTGGTTCTTAGATTTTGGTATGGTAATAGGTGATGAAGCACATAACTTTAAAGCAAAATCATTGACATCTATTATGGAAAAGTGTACTAATGCAAAATATCGTATAGGAACTACTGGAACTCTTGATGGTTCACAAACACATCAGCTTGTATTGGAAGGTTTATTTGGTCCAGTATATCAGGTTACGACGACGAAAAAATTAATAGACAATCAGGACTTATCACAATTAAATATCAAAATATGTTTACTTAAATATAGTGATGAGATATGTAAAATAGTATCAGGTTTAAAATACCAGGATGAACTTGATTTTATAGTCAAGTATGAAGAACGTAATCAGTTTATATGTAATTTGGCAACTGAAACATGTAAGAATGGTAATACCTTAATACTATTTCAATATGTAGAAAAACATGGTAAACCATTGCACTCTATGCTACAAGAAAAGATAAATAATAATAGGAAGCTTTTTTATGTATCAGGAGAAACAGATGTCGACACAAGGGAACAAATCCGTGAGATTACCGAGACCCAAAAGGATGCGATTATCGTTGCTAGTATGGGCACTTTTTCTACAGGCATTAATATTAAGCGTTTACATAACATCATCTTTGCTTCACCTAGTAAGTCGCAAATTAGGGTTCTCCAATCGATCGGACGAGGATTGAGAAAGAGTGATGATGGTATAGATACTGTTGTATATGATATAGCAGATGATTTACATTGGAAATCTAAAAAGAATTATACATTACAACATGCGGCAGAAAGAATAAAAATTTACAGTAAAGAAAAGTTTAACTATAAGTTGTTTGATTATAACTTATAAATAATAATATGCAGGAAAGTATAAAAGCACTCAATATAAGACACTTTAAACTCGTTAATGGAGATGAGATCGTTGCACTAGTATCAGTGAAAAACAATGACAATTGGATTCTCGAAAGACCAGTTACAGTATCATCTAATATTTTGGGCAGTTATCAATTTTCCCCGTGGTTTCCATTTTCTGATGCTAAGTTATTTAAAGTATTGAAAAGCCATGTAGTACAACATGTCTCTATAAATGACCTTGCTAAGGAAAGCTATGTGAAACTTGCATTATCAATGAAAAGTCATGTTCCAGAGAAACACCGTACAGAACAGGAAATACTTGAAGAATATGAACAAAGATTGATTGAAAAGTATGCTGATGAGGTTGAGCCTGAATCTGATGTACCAGAAACGATACATTAATTCTTTATATTCTACCCTCCCCGGGATACTATATTATTATACCACACATTTGAGTAAATGTAAATAGCTAAATTGAAAATAATTAAAAAAAATTAACTATTTACTTTTTGGCAAAACTATGGTATAATATAATCTATTATGGAGGAATTGTAATGGCAGCGAAAGCTAAAAATAAAGCACATTATGTAAATAA